GGGATTATAGTTTGCTGAGTCTTCGTCAAGTTCTTCTAAAAATCTAATCTTTACAGATTGTCCATCTGCAATTTTTAGCCACTTAACCTTTGGGCCATCGCCACCCTTTGGGCCATCTAGTATTGGACCCATTTCTTTGATTCCTCTTAGTATTGCCATTTGTTTTCTCTTTTCTGTGTTATGTTAGTTTAGCATAGACTGTATTGATTTGTCAAACTGGAAATCCAGTTCTTTAATTGACTTATCGTCCATGTCGCCTATATCTTTATATTCTTTATTTAGTTTGATTACGGATACACGAGAACCAAGTTTTTCAACTATCTTAGTTTTCATATTTCCACCTGCTTCATCGTTGTCCGCAATAACAATTATATCATTAAAGTACTTTTGAAGCAACTCTATTTGTATGTTAGAAACATTTGATCCAAGTGTAGCCACAGCAGGAAGTCCTACTTGATCAAGCCTGATTGCATCAAAGGATGACTCCACAACATACACTGTCCCTGAACTTTTAACTCTGTGCAAATTAAATAAGGTTTTAGATTTTGGTAGGCCTGGAGTATTCTTAAACTCTTTACCTTCAATAGATCTTCCAACAAAACCAATAGGCAAACCATCTGGACTATGGACTGGTACAGTTACCATATCTTGCTTTTCTGAATATCCTAAAGAAAACTTTGATGCTGACTCTTTGTTAATTTTTCTATAGTTAAAATAATTCTTTGCTCTTTCTGATTCAAGGAGATTGTTGTGCAAACGCTTAAGAACTAATTCATCAAACATTGTAAACTCTGGTTTTTTGTATAGAGCCTTATCGATATCTGTTTCAATGCTTGTTTCTGTCTCTTTGCTTTTAATAAATCTTGCAGCCTCAAAGTATGTTCTATTAGACATATGCATAACAAATTCAATAAATCCAGTTACGTGGTGACAAGCAAAACAAAAGAAAGTTCCGCTATTCTTATCTATTTCTCCTGCTGGGGTTCTATTGTTATTATGGTATGGACAAAAAATAATATAATCTGAGTCAACCTCAGACTCAATCGTTACACCTGTTCCTGTGAGAACTCTTTTAATTTGCTCTTTTGTGTATAGATTGCCGTGCTTCCGTCTATTCCTGATATCCATTCGCTTTGTTTTCTCCCCGTATATGTTCCGTGTACTGTTAGTTGAAATTCAAAATATTTTTTCTTGTGATTATAGTCTAGCGTAAAATCTGGAGTTATGTCAAGCCTTGGAACATATCCTGAAAGTCGCATCTCAGATTCAAGCAATCTGACATACTCCGCCTTAAGCCTACCAAGGGCTGACTCATCGTGGATAATCCCATCAAGATAGAACTTTTTGATAGGCCTATGGTGATAGAAGGTAGGAGGAATATTTTCCTTATTTTGCGACATACCATATTATACCTACTTATCTTTATATTTTAAGCCTATTCAATTGGACCAGCAAAAGATGTGCCAATAGTATACCTTTCACCCCTGGTTACTGCATTTACCCCATGTTTTAATTGTCTTTTATAGTAAACAATGTCTCCGCTTCTTGGCTTATAGACAAAATTTCTTTCTGGAAAATAAATTTCCCCATTGTCATAATCATCGTTAATGTATACCATTACTATAAAACTATCACTTAGCGGGTGGTCATCGTTTATATCTTGATGCACTCCCATTGGGCCATAGTTCATTGTCAGTTTAGAAACAATTATGAAGTTATCCCCTATAGCGTCTCCATCTATCAACATTGCTTGCTTTACCTTGCTGATATTTTTTCTTTTTAAAAAATCTATTAATGAATCATTCAGAAGATTATAAAAAATTGATCTTAATTCCATTGCAGCATAATTGTCTTTTTCATGAGTTACTGCAGGAAGTTCCATAGTCAGGTGAGGTCTTCTTTCAACCTTTTCTAACTTATGAGATCCTTCGCTAACCAAATTAATCAAATTAATTATATGGTCTGCATCTATTTTATTTTCATAAATAGTTATAAAGTCTGTATCAAATTTAGGTGTTTGGTTCATATTATTTGTCCTCATAATCTTTGTATCTGTAGTATCCTTTATCAAAATCAACCTGCACTAAGAAATCTCCCATAAATCCATTACGGTTCTTTCTAAAAGCACATTCAATTATATCACTATTGGATGCTCTACCTAAAGCAATAACCCAGTCAGCATCATATGCAATCTGTCTTGACCAAGCAGTTTGTCCCAATGTTGGTACTCCACTAAGATCATTCACATCATCTGGTGTAGCAGATGAGATAGCAATAATTGGAACCTCTTCACCAATAGCCATTAGTTTAAGTTCTCGTGAAAGGTTCTTCATTCGTACCGTTTCATTATCTGACTTCTGATTTGGAGCCATCAACTGAAGGTAGTCAACGATTACAAAGTCTGGCTTGTACTGATCAATCTTTCCACGAAGAACAGAAGGATTAATTTCTCCACCTTGATCATTAGAAATAATATGAAACTCTGGCTTGCCCTGTAAGTGCTTTGCATGCCAAGCCTTAAGAGTATCTAACTCTACATCTCCATTACTTAACTTGCGATGAGACCAAAGACCTTCACCCATAATAGTAAATACACGATTGCGAACTTCTGTTTCTGACATCTCAAGCGAGATTACAAGGGGTGTCTTACCCTGTTTCCAGGCCTGTACAGCAAAGTATAGAGCCATCCACGACTTTCCTATACCTGGGTATGCTAAGAAGACTCCCAACTGCCCTGGCATAATTCCAGAAGGAAGGTAGTTATCAAACCCTGGAAGGTTAGTCTTAATACCAACATGACCTGCAGCCTGTTGTATCTTTAGATTTTCAAAGTAAGCAATCGCTGACTCAAGATCTGTAACATCAATGTCACGGATTGCAGAAGTGTTTTTCTTTAATTCAGAGGTCTGTGTGATCAAATCATTTAGTGCAACAGTGCCTTGATTATTTTGAACATTGCCTGCTGCTGATCTTAAGATATCTTTAAGGCTGTCATTTAGATACTCACCCTGCAACTCTTCAAGGTGGTGCTTTGTCGCTCCCACATTTGCTATAGGAGCAAAGTCTCTAAACTTTTCTGTAACAAGTTCTGCGGGTGGAAGGGACTTATTGTTTTCAAAATACAACCTAATAAAATTCCAGATATCTCCGTGAGTTCTAAGAAGGTTATCAACATTGGCCTGTAAAAGTACGTGGATCTGTTTGTCTTGAAGAACTGCAGTAATTAGTTTGGACTCTGTATTATTCACTTAGCCACTCCTTTGCCATTCTTCTACGCTCTGCTCTCTCATTGTCGTCTCTGCTTTTATCTTTTTGTGCCTGTAAAATTTTTTCTGCATTGTATGCAAAGTAGTTCCAAGAAGGATTCTCTGCAACCTTAAAGTAATACTCAAGTATATCGTAGCAGCCAGAGATACCGTATGACTCTACAAGGGCATCTGATGCCCACTGCTCTACATTTAAATTCAGAGATGGCTTTGATTCGTACCTTGCGGTATGATACTTACTGTATCTTGAAAGCAAAGCCATACGGTCTTTGCGTTCTGCCATTACTCGTTGATTTCAGACTTTGCTTCGTTAATCTTTTCAGTTAACTTGTCTTCTACAAACTTGTAAACTCTTTCAAAGGCTTGATTGATATTTTCTCCGTTATGACGTGAATCAACAACGCCAAGATCAAGTCTTAGCGATTGAAAGTTTCCAAGGTTAAGTGTGTATCCAAGTGTAACGGATACCTTTGTGTCTTCGTTTTCCATTTCATACCCTTCGTTAAATAGACTCGCTCCAAATTGGAACGAACTGTCCGTCTTCTGTTCTCCTATATGTAAGTATACCATCGCCCATTCTTCGTGTCAACTCTTGCTTGCTGGGCGTAATATCATTAGTAATTAATTTATCTTTTCTTGGTCTACCTATATGGTGTGTAGCAAGTATATCACGAATGTCCCTTACTTGCGATTCTGAGTAGTAGGACCTTACTTGAAAACCTCTTGCACCACCTTTTTGAGATCCCATTGGAAAAGGAATAACGCCTCTCTTCATTAAGTCTGGCATATATTTTTTATGACGATTAACTAAATCAGCAGTCTCTCTAACTGTGTATGCTCGTTCTCTTTTCTTTTTAAAGTCACTAATTAAACAACTTTCAATTTGATCTTTTGTAATATTATAAACAGACATAATGCCATTAGATTTATTAAGATGATAAATTCTTACAAGGTCTCCATTAAGAAACCAAACTTTTTTGTTCCCTGGAATTACAGGGAGGACATTGTAACCTTCGCTCTCAATACTTCCTTTTTTAACAGCCATGAACCCTCCGCAGAACTTCCTGGTGGATTAAAAAAATTTCTTGATCCGCAAGACATGCAGTATGTTTCAAGGTGTCCGACTGTGCTGTGTTGTCTATCAAGGAACATTCTCCCACTACATTTTTTACATTTCAACATTAATTTGGTACGCCAATAATAATTAGATGAACGTTAACTGCTAACTCTCCAGTTGTATTAAACCTTACAGTTCCTTTAATTCCAGATGTTGTAGGAGGTTCTAAAACAACTGTAACATTTTTACCAGCAACAGTATTATTAACGTTGATGGCTGTTGCAGTTACAATTGGAGCATACTTAAACTCTCCAGCAAAAGGATATGTAAACTCTTTTTCTTCTCCAGCGGTCTTTGTTCCACTGGAAACAACAGTTGCAATACCACCAATAACTCTAGCCTCACTACCCTTAATATTTTGCTTACCCGCATTTGGAGTATCAATAGATGTATACTTATATGTTGATGGTGATATTGCATTAGATAACTCATTAACTACCTGGGCTAATTGAGAAATATAAGTCACATCTAATGGTTGCCCACGCTCAGGTAAAGGAATTTTTGCCATAATACTATTATACCATTAAACCGTTATAGGATCTGAAGTAAAATAAGCATTAGAGGAATAGTAGGTTTTTGGGTATGTACTTCTATGCAAAGATACAGACAAAGTAGATACCGATGCTGGAATTAGACTTGAAAATTGATTAACAAGTGTAGTTGCAACATACTTCCATTCGGCAGCGCCGTATTTAAAATAAATATCATATGATACAACTATCTCATTTTCTGGACTTGCCCAGACCATATTAACAATTCTATTGCTTATTGATACAGAACACTCTAAATCTGGCTCGCTTGCTACTTCTAAAGAGTAATACGGAGACCAATGAGAAGTTCTGTTTTTATCTTCAGAAACTATCCTGTATCTTACAGTATAAGATTGTTCTTTGCCACTAAATGCTGGAAGGTCTTGTTTTTTAATTATTACCTTTTTTACTGTTGGATCTGACATTAAAGAACGTCCATTCCAAATCTAAACTCAATGTGGTTTGTAGTATTTGCATTCTTAACAATTGTTTCTGAATTAGTATTTTTAATTACAGAGTAACCAGACAAGCCATAGACTGGATTAGAAGAAGTAATGTTTTCTAGTCTTAGTGCATCTAAGCAAACGTAGTAGTCATCGCTTGGAGATGCAATCT